ATGGTCACCAGCTGTAACAGTGTAGAACAAGCGGCAGAAGTTGCTCAACAGTTGAATTTGGATCCGTGGTATCTAGATCGCGGAAACACCAGAGCAGATCGAAATAGTTGACAAATCATAAAAAGAGTGTATAAATAAACTTGTAAACGTTGAAACAACGTGGACACATTCTGGACCTGGGGGCGGTACCGGGCAAAAATAACTCTTTTAGATAAATAATAATGTAGTTCGCGGATGGCAGTCCCAACTACTCTAAAAATACTAAAGGAGATTTCCAGCAATGACATATTATTTATATGTAAAAACACACAATCAAACAGGATTAAAATACCTAGGTCAGACATCTGCTGACCCATATACTTATAAAGGCAGTGGTACACGATGGACAAATCATCTTAAAAAACACGGTGCTGATATCTCTACAGAAATATTAATAATAACAGACAGTAAAGATGTTATTAAAGAAAAGGGCATAGAATACAGCAACCGTTTTAATATTGTCGAATCTAACGAATGGGCTAATCTTAAAATAGAAGAAGGCGACGGAGGATGGAGTACTTGGAATAAGGCGCCTGCTGCCCAAGCAGCAAGATTAAAAGGTGCTAAAAAAGGAGGTGGACTTCGATCAACTTCATTTAAGAAGGGCGACCCTGAAGTTGTAAATCTTAGTAAAAAAGCTAACGAATCTAAAGAAAGGAAGATTAGAGACAACCCTGATGTCTATAAGGAATCATACAAAAAAGTTTCTAAATATCAAAAAGAAAATAATAGTATGAAAGACAAATGCTGGTGTGTTCCAGAAAATCTTACAGATACTTCGAGATTCAATCTTGACAAACGAGTTTTTTCCGTATATAATATACAAGAAGGATGGATAAGGATTACAGAAGCAAGAGATAGGCTAAAGAGAAAGTCTGGAGTTTATGGAAATTTTTGGATCTATAATCCAACAACAAAAGAAAATAAATACACGAGCGGCGAGATACCAAACGGTTGGTATAAAGGTCGTAGAATGGAATACTATAGGAAATAATACTGTCTTATAGTTTAATCACGAATAGGTGATTGATGTACCGGACTTGGCTTTCGAAGGCCAACGCCTCCACCATAAAGCACATATATAAATGTGTGTTTTACTCCGGGGGCGAAAGGGATCGACGGGCGTTAAAAACTTATTTTTAGGTATTCGTGTTGACCTACGTTATTCAGTCAAACATTCTAAATGCAAACGCAAATAGAGCGCCAGAGATGGCAATAGCAGCCTAAGGGTATGTGAGGGTTTTGTAAGTTGAACCTAGTAACAGAATCAACTTACACTTACAGACGGCAAAAAGGTTTAACATAGTTTTATCAGCTGGGTAAGAGAATGTGCCCGTTAAACTGGGACTAGGACATTGGGTTACAAATAGTGGGATACAAAACGCACCACTCTGAAACTGTAAGTACCTGCTACACTTTAGCGCAGCAACGATGCTTGACACATACGCTAAACAATGCTAAATTAACATATACACATACAAAAGGACACACAATGAACAGAAAAGCAAAGCCAGTAGGCATAGTTACCACAGTGAAGACTGTAATTGCTATGCCTAGAGAGATGTGGGATAGCGTAATGACCATTGAAAATTCACCACTGAAGAATCTAGACCCTATGGCGGCTCATATGGTATTTCAAAGTCTAGCATTTGTATGGAGCGGCCTTTTTGCTGCTATGCTGGGCAGCTTTGTTGCGTTTGGCATCAGTGCAGTGTTTCACATATTGCTGATCAGTGGAGTTGCAATCACTGCTATCACATTCCGTGAAGCAAACCGCAACCCAACTTCCATAAACAAATTAGTAACAGCAGGCGCAAAGTACAACGGCCGTGCAAACAACGGTGAACATGTATGAGACAGCCCAAAGACTTCAGTGATAGAGTTGCTTATTTTTTAACAATGACTTTTCGTTGGTTCGCGGACACATTCTTCGCCAAACGCTATGGACATCGTGCAGTTGTTCTAGAGACTGTGGCAGGTGTTCCAGGCATGGTAGCAGGTATGTGGCAGCACCTACGCAGCCTGCGCAACATAGCACCAGACGAACGTGGCTGGATCAAAACGCTGCTAGAAGAAGCAGAAAACGAGCGTATGCATCTTATGATCTTTGTTGAGATCGCAAAGCCAAGTCGCTTTGAAAGACTGTTGATTCTATTTGCACAGTTTGTGTTTTGGCACTTTTATTTTATTCTTTACGTATTCTTCCCAACCACAGCACACAGAATGGTAGGCTACTTTGAAGATCAAGCAGTGATCAGCTACACTCACTACCTGGAAGAGATTGATGCAGGAAGAACAGAAAATATTCCTGCACCCAACATTGCTCGTGACTATTATAATCTAGCAGATGACGCAACATTGCGTGATGTTGTAATAGCAGTGAGAGCAGACGAGCAAGGCCACGCAGAAGTTAATCACAAAATGGCAGACACACTATGACAAAACCCAATACAGAATTTGAACTAACAGTGCGTGACATCGAAATGATCGAACATGCACTACGTGATAGACAGCGCACAGTTACTGAATACAAATTAACTGCTGCTGACATTGAAAATCAGCAGCTTGCGGATCGTGAGGTAAAGGAGATACAAGATCTCCTCGGTCGGCTTCACAATCAAAAAAACTTTTATAGACCAAAAACAGAAACTTATGTCGGCGGATGAATTGGATCGAAATAGATCGAATGCTCTACGGCATTATAGCAAGGCACGATGCCGTAGAGGATATGCTTAAAGAAGCAGAAAAGCAGTTCAAATGGAACCGCAGTCAATCAGAAGCAGCAGTGTTACCGTTGCTAGAACGCAACACTTTACCCAATATTGTTGCTGAAAAGCCTACTAAACAATCAAAACGATTGACTAAACGCAAATAACTGTTATAACTATAATAGTGAAAGGGCAAGCATCGAACTTGCCCTTTACTGTTTAACACATGTAAAAAGGAAATAAAACATGCGCAATCTATTTATGGCAACTGTAGCCACACTATTCGTAGCAGGCACAACCACCGCAGCAGAACTTGGTGGTTCAGTTGGCGTTGAAATTACTGAAAACACAGCTGGCAACTATGTAGCTGAAACCACATTGGGTTTTGGTGTAACTGCTGACACTGGCGCGGGCCTTGCTTTTAGCGGATTCAATCTTGAATCAGTTGATGCTGGCAATTTGACTGTTGACGAATGGCAACTTGGCATAGCAACTGATGCTGTTACTGTGTCTTTTGGAGATCAGGGTGACATTTTTATTGGTAATAATTTTGAAATCGTAGGCGGCGATACTATTGCAAACCCTGCAAGCGATCATGAGTCGTTGATTGTGGAATTTGGCTCTGCCGCAGTGCTGATTGGATTCACTAACATCACCACCGACATTGGCGACATTGAAAACGTACAAGGTTCTTATACACTTGACGTCGGCGCAGGTGCTGTTACTGGCGTAGCAGACTATAACGTCGACAGCGAAGACTATACAGTTGGTGTACGAGCCGATTATAGTGTAACTGCTGACGTTGCAGTTGGTGGTATTGTAACCTATGCAAGTGCAACAGAAGTAGTTGCTTATGAAGCAAGTGCAGGTTACAGTTTCGCTACAGCGTTTGTAAACGGTGACGATACAGACGCATTCCAAAACGTTGGTGCTGGTGTAGCATACGACTTCACTGGTCTAAATGTATACGCAGAAGGCACATACAACGTTAACGCTGAAACAAACAGTGTAGGCGCTGGTGTAAGCTTTAGCTTCTAATAAACCTAAGTCACGGCAACAAGGGGCAGGAAACTGCCCCTTTATTCTTGACAACGGTATACTCTTAGTATACAATTATTATATTAACAACTTAACACAAGGAATAACAAAATGGGTAAAAAAGGCGGAAAGAGCAAAGGTAATGTAAGTGCTGGTGTTCACAGCAATGTAAGCACTGCAACTAAGCGGGCGATGCGAGCAGCATATCTTGCCAGTGGCGATCGTTTGATTAACCAGCGCAAGGCATTTGATGCTGGTAAAAATGTAATGGTGACTATTGCTAACCCTAATCCTAACGAAACTGATAAGAAATTCATTAGGGTAAATGCTAAAACTATTTGGAAATCAAATAACTTTCAACGCTAGTAATAACACATAATATTGTTAGAATAAAGGGCCTAACGGGCCCTTTATTCTAACAAACTACACAGATAATACATAAATAGTTGTATGAAAAACTTCTTCGTGTGGCTACAAAAAGGTGAAGGTTGGAAGTCTATTCTTGCTTTGATTTATGCAATAATATGCATTTTTGACTTTATTATAATCCCTACTTGGGTTGGTGCAACCAGGGCTCAATTAGATACATCTGTATTTGTACAATCAGAAGTAGATCACGACATCCAAATGCAATTAATAGAATTAGCATGGGCACCTTATGAACCACTGACGCTTAAAGGTGCAGGTATGTTTCATTTGGCGTTTGGTGCATTATTAACAGGCAGCGCATTAGCAAGAAGAAAAGAAGAGGATAATTACAATGAATGATAAAGTAGAAGCAAGTACAAGTGCAGAAACAACTGTAGGCGGCGTCGACGTTGAAGCACACGCCAGCGCTGAAGCACATGCAAGTGCAGGCACAGAAGTAACTGCTACAACTGCCGCAGCAAGTGCAGAGGCCGGCGTAAGTGCAGAAGCTGGCACAAGTGCAGCCTACGGTGATACTACTGTAGAAGCAGGAGCAAGCGCAGAAGCACATGCAAGTGCAGGAGCACAAGCGGGTGTAAGTGGCGGCAATGCTTATGCTGAAGCGGGCGCAGAAGTTGGCGCAAGTGCAGAAGCAAGCGCAAGTGTAAGTCAACAAGTCGGTGATGTGACAGTTAAGAACGAAACCGCAGTTCATGCAGAAGCAGGAGCAAGTGCCGGTGCATCGGCGCAAATCGGTAAAGATGGTGCAGCAGGTCATGCTGGTGCTACAGCAGGAGCAAGTGTTGGTGTTGACAATACATCGAGTGCTTATGACAGCAGTGGCAATGGTGGTGCTGCAACTGGTGGTGTAAGTATCGGTGTTCAAGCAGGTGCTGAAGTTGGCGGCGGCGCAACTATGGATAACGGTGTTGCCACTGTAGGCATAAGTGGTGAAGTTGCTTTGCTGGCTGGAGTTGATGTTGATCTGAGTGTTAGTGTAGATACAAAACCGGCGCAGAAAGTAGTTGTTAATGTAGCAAATGAAACTGCGAAAGAAACAACTAAAGCAGCAAATACGGTGGCTAAAGAAACAACTAAAGCAGCTGATAAAGTAGTAGATACTGGTAAAAAAGCCGGTGATGCTATTGCCAAACCGTTTAAGAAAATCAAGAAACCTAAATGGCTTTAATTTTAGAAAGAATATATCAAAATGTACGAGTACAGATGTAAAATAATACGAGTAGTCGACGGCGATACCGTGGATGTAGATATTGATCTAGGGTTTGGAGTATGGTTAAAAGATGAAAGAGTACGACTAAGTGGAATTGACGCTCCGGAATCACGAACCAGTGACGGTGTAGAAAAGATATTTGGTCTACTTGCTAAATCTAAAGTAGAAGAACTATGTCCAGTTGGATCAGTTCGATATTTAAGAACAACTGCTTATGATTCAAAAGGTAAATTCGGTAGAATCATAGGAGACATTGTACACATAATAAACTGGGGACCACGCAACGAAATAAGTGTATGTGATATATTGCTCAAAGAAGGACATGCAGTAGTGTACAATGCAGAAAATAAAGCATTGATCGAATCTGCACATCTTGCAAACAGGGTTCGCCTTGTTAACGAAGGTATTGTAACACAAGAACAGATTGATGCAGTAAACACTTGACAACCGATTAAACTCCTGCTATTGTATAAAAATAACAGCAGGAGTTTTCTATGACAATGTCTATGGTAGGACCGTATCTGACCACAACCAAATACAATCGCAAGCAAAAAGCCAGCAAAAGCAAGCGTCTTTCTCAAGCACAAACAGACCATGAAGCTTGGCTCAAGTCAATGGGTGTAGGTAAAACAACACTGCCTACCAACGCCAAGGGAGAGCGTGTAGGCATTAATGAAATTCCAGATTACAAAACAAAGTCGTCAGTTAAGCTGAGTAATAATGTAGCTGGTCATGGCAAGGCTAGAGAGTCAATGATCTACAGTGGCGAGCGGCAATTGTTGGGCGTGGCTACTATGCACAAGAGTAACATGGTACCAATCTTTGCAGATAAAAAACAAGACGCAAAAGACATTGCGGAAATGCGTAGAAATTAGTACGCATAAAATTCAAAAAATGAAACAATAAATACACAATGATATTAGGTATATTAACACTAATAACAGCACTAAGTATCAGTGCTGTTGCAATCTATTACTCAGTTGCAGGCTTGGTTGCAATATTTGCTGCTGCGGCTGTTCCTATCATGATCATGGGCACTACTTTAGAAGTAGCCAAGCTGGTGACCGCAGTATGGCTACACCACTACTGGAATGAAGCCAAATGGTGGCTTAAAGGGTATCTTAGTGTATCTGTTGTAGTATTGATGCTGATTACCAGTATGGGAATTTTTGGTTTCCTATCTAAAGCACACATTGAACAAACCGCAAACGCCACCGAAGGCCTTGCACAAATTGAACGTATTGATACAGATGTTGCTAGACAACTGGAAATCATCCAGCGAGCAGAGCAGAGAATATCGGATATAGAATCAAAAGGCTCTAATAACGATGCAGAACTGCAAGCAAAAATTGATGCAGAGCAAACAAGAATAGACAGTGCTTATGATCGAATACAACCTGCAATTGACGAACAACTTGAAATTATTGCAAAAGCAGAACAAGCATTGGAAAATCGTATAGAGCCATTGTTGGCACAAGCTTCTACAATAGGAAATGCGTTAACTAACTTGAATCTAGCATTAACAAACAATGAAATAACAATTGCGCAAGGCATAGTAGGAGCAAAACAAGACGGATCATTAGGTCCGTCTACCAGTGCTAGAATACAAGAGTACAGGAACACTGAAGAATCTAAACGCAACGAATTATTAAACCAAGCTGATCAAATCAGAACAACCCCACAAACTGATGTTCAAGCTGCTAGAAATGAAATTGCTAGATTGCGCAGTATAGCAGAACAGCAAATTGCAGACAGTGATAAGCTAATTGCCCGACTGAGAGAACAGCTGGGCACCGAGGATATTCAAGCTATTGCAAACTCAGTCAACGAACAGCAAAATATAATTGTTCAGGCAAACACTAACATAGACACACTCGAAGAACAAAAGTATACTTTACAAATAGAATACAGAAAGCTGGAAGCAGAAGTAGGGCCAGTAAAGTACCTTGCGGAATTTATATATGGACAATCAGCAAATGATAATTTATTAGAAGAAGCAGTAAGATGGGTTATACTTATAATCATATTTGTATTTGATCCATTGGCAGTGTTACTGTTGATAGCTAGCCAACAGACATTTGAAATACGTAGGGAATCTAAACTACGAGCTAAAGCAGCACTTGTTGCTGAAGAAAATCAACGTATCCAGCTCGAAAAGGAAGAGACGGATAAAAAAATACAAGCAATAATTAGTAGAAATAATTACTTGCAGGAAGAAAAACAAAATGATCAATCACTTAACAGCTCTGATGAACATGAGTTATCTGCACCAGCAGAAAGTCCAGACGAATACAGTAGTGGTGCTGCCGGCGGTGCCGACAAAGAAAACAACACCGACGAAATTGTACATATCACAACTGGAGCCCAATATAATGGAGGAGACTCTTCCAGCAGAATGGATGACAACGAAACACAACGACATCAAGAATTAGAACTACTCGAGCAGGATGAAGGTTATAAAAATGCAAAGCAAGACTGGAAATCGTTAAATCCAGATCAGAACATTAAGTTTTGGAAAGATCAATATATAAAGGGTAAAATAGACGAACTACCATGGGTAAGTTATGTTCAAAACAGCGAACAAAGTCCTAATAGTTTGTGGAACCGTATAAGATCTAAAGATGAATGATGTTACAATAATTACACCGCCAGACATATTAAACAACGATGCATACAGCATACTTGTTGTATGTCCAACCACAGATAAAAAACAGTTACTCAACAATATATTAAGCGAAACACAGATTCATTTGAACCTATATCTGTATGAAACTGCATTCGATAACATTGAATGGCTGATCAACTTAATAAAAAAAGTTGATGTTACACTTATTGATGTTGATAATTGTGGGCCTGAGGTGAGAATGTTTCTATCACATTTTATTGCGCAACCAAACACTTTTTACTTGACAAACGACGGCACAACGCCGTATAATTTAATAAGCAAGAATAGAATTTATGATTTTATTTTGCTTGAAAATATCATTGGAGGAACAAATGAGCAAACACGCTAAAGAACAATTTTCTAAAGGAACCAAAGTTGATGTATACAACAATGACATTGCTAAGGCGCTTCGCAAACTAAAAAAGCGCCTCGCTGATGACGGAATGCTGCAAGAACTCCGTTCAAGAGAGTTCTACGAATCCAAAGGCACAAAGCGCCGTAAAGCAAAAGAAGCTGCCACACGCCGCCTTAAAAAGCAAAGAATCAAAGATTTTCAGAACTGGTAAAATGTAATGCAATTAGAGTCCGAAGTAAAATTAGACTACAAGGATGTGCTGATCCGGCCCAAGCGCAGCACACTTAAAAGTCGTAGTGAAGTTAGTCTAGAACGTAAAACAAATTTTAGAAATTACATTCCAGACTTCCCTGACAACTGCTCAGAAGACCCTCACTATCGAGGTGTACCTATCATGGCTGCTAACATGGACGGTGTCGGCACATTTGCTATGGCAGATGAGTTGGGCGCACAAGGTATCTTTACCTGCCTTGTAAAAACCTACACTGCGGAAGAACTGATTGAGTTTTTCTACGGTGACGGACTTAATCGCACAGACTATGTGGCTATGAGCATAGGCACCAGCACAGCAGACTTTGAGAAACTGTGCGCTGTGTATGCTAAATGTGAAGACAATCTAAAATATGTTTGCATTGACATTGCAAATGGATATTCAGAACACTTTGCTGAACATGTTCGTGAAGTACGCAAACGCTTTCCACATCTTGTTATTATAGCAGGTAATGTGGTTACAAGAGAAATGACGGAGGAACTTATTCTTGCTGGAGCAGATATTATTAAGGTGGGCATTGGTCCTGG